ATAGCGCCTATTCTTTTGCAAACAGCATTAACGTATACGCATATAGTGCTTATGGTTTTGCTAATAGCGTTAACGTGTATGCTTATTCTGCATACGCTAATGCCAATTTGGCATCAGCCAATACAATAACTTTGCAAGGAATCGAAAACGCACAGAACACAAATATAAGTTCAGCATTTACATTTGCTAATACGGTTAACGTGTATGCTTATAGTGCTTACAATTTTGCTAACACAATTAACTTGTATGCATATAGTGCATATTCTTTTGCTAATAGCATTAATATTTACTCTTACAGCGCCTATTCTTTTGCAAACAGTGTTAACGTGTATGCTTATAGTGCTTATAGTTTTGCTAATAGCGTTAACGTTTATTCTTATAGTGCATATGCAAATGCCAATTTAGCTTCTTCAAATACAATAACTTTATTTGGTATTGAAACTGCACAAAATACTAATATTGTTTCAGCATTTACTCAGGCAAATCTTGCGTTTACTCAAGCAAACTCTGCATTTACTCAAGCTAATAATATTTCTAGCTATGCTAATGCACAAATATTAATTACACAAGGTGTTGATACAACTCAAAATACAAACATCACATCTGCTCAATCATTTGCTAATGGTGCTTTTACTCAAGCTAATAATATTTCTAGCTATGCTAATGCACAAATATTAATTACACAAGGTGTTGATGTAGCACAGAATACTAATATTACTTCAGCATTTGCGTTTGCCAATAGTGTGAATGTATATGCTTATTCTGCATATAACTTTGCTAATAGTGTTAACGTATATGCATACTCAGCATATGCTAACGCTAATTTGGCATCAGCTAATACAATTACTCTACAAGGCATAGAAAATGCACAGAACACAAATATAAGTTCTGCATTTACATTTGCAAACAGCGTTAACGTGTATGCGTATAGTGCTTATGGCTTTGCTAACAGTATCAATACATATGCGTACTCAGCATATACAAAAGCGAATAACGCTCTTGCAAATACAACAGGTGCTGTATTTGCTGGTAACTTAAACGTTACAGGTAACATTATATTGACTGGTGCTACAGGTAATATATCTGCATATAATGTTACAACAAATACATTTACCTCTAGTGGTTTAATGACTGTACAACAGTCTATTGAGAATTTCTCTAATATTGGCAATCCTGGTTCATCTTACACATACGATTTCAATTCAGGTCCTACATATTATAATATAGGTATGACTCAAAACTGGACTGCAAACTTTATTAATATACCGACAACACAAAATAAAACAGCTCTTGTCACATTAATTATTAATCAAGGGGCGACACCTTATTACCCAAGCACAATTCAAGTTGCTGGAACTGGTTATACACCAAAATGGTTAAATGGTTCTTCATATACAGGTAATGCAAGTCAATGGGATTTCTTAACGTTTGCTATTCTTAATAATGCCGGAACAATTACGGTACTCGGTTCTTATGCAACTTATGTTTAATTATGAGTAGAATAAATCAAATTGGTGTTTTAGGATTTACTGGTATTGGACCTTCTGATGGTGCTGGTCGTACAGATTATTATCAAGCAAATATGATATTTGCAATGGCTACTGCGCCTACAGGATGGGTCAAACAAACAGCTAATAACGACTATGCGTTTAGAATTGTAGGTACTGGAGTACCTGGTAGCGGTGGTTCTTCTAATTTTTCAACAATTTATACTACGGCAACATCAAGCGGTACCGTTCCGGCGCCTGTAAGTGCTAATGTAATGCCAGTTTTAGGTACTGTGACAGTTGGTGGTGTTGCGTTAACTGCCGCACAATTACCACCACATACTCATCCATATTGTGGTATTCAGACACAAGGTCCTTATAATCATTCGTTAACTTCACCGCAAACATATTTTGGTGTTGCAAGAGGATCAGGTTGTTCTACTGCATCATTTGGTTCTTGTACCGCGGCTCCCCACACACATGCCACAAATGGTTTAACATCTGCGGCACTTGGTTCATTTGCAGGTGCATCAACTACTCTTGCAATACAATATCTTGATAATATTATAGCACAATATCAGAAGTAAAAAATGGCAGGATCAATTACAACTCGTCAAATACCAGCAGGCTCTGTTTCAAAATTTCAGCAGGCCTCAGCTCCTATTAATTGGACTAGAATAACTACATATAATGATTTGACTTTACGGTTAGTTAATACTTCAAATACAGTTGTAACTTCAGCACAAACCTTCAGTACAGTATTTTCTCCAACACCACAGCCTTTTGGTGCGACAACATTAACAGTTTCTCCTGGTGCACTTGGTGGTCCTACAACATTGACTGCCGCACAAATACCACCGCATACACATTCTGTCGCATCACCGCCTGTATATTTTAGACCACCATATACAACTAGAAATTTTGATCCAGGACCAATTCCACAGGTTGTATCCGTAGCACCACAATCAGGAACAACAACGGATGGTGGTACATACGGTGGTGGTTGCCATGCACACCCCCAATCTTTTTCTGGACCAGGCTCAGTACCATTTTCACCTGGCACAATTAATTTTGCAATCAAATATATAGATTTGATTCTTTGTCAGAGGACTATATAATGGCTGGAGTATTTGTATCAGGAGCAACTACTTATTTTATGGCGCCATCAGCACCCACTGGTTGGGTTCAAGTCACAACATATAATAATATTGCACTAAGATTAGTTAGCGGCTCAACAGGAAATACTGTAACGAGTGGGTCGCCATTTACAACAATACACACACCATCTTTACCTTTTACGGGATTTGCGAACACAACCTCGGGTACAATTTGCGGTACCGCACTTACCGCACCTCAAATTGCTTCACATACCCATAGTTTCCCACAAAACTTTGCGATAACTGGTTGTGCAACGAGTGTATACAATGCAGGACCATATCCAAATGGCGTTACAAAACCATCAGGAAGTCCAGGTCCGTGGTCTACAAATAGTGCTGGTTGTGGGGCGCCACATAGTCACCCACTAGGTGTATCGTTTCAATTAAACAGCAGTATCAATTTTTCTCTCAACTATATAGATGTAATACAATGTTATAAAACATGATTGAAGGAGTTTATTATGCAATTAGAAAAAGGAACTTTTTGTCCTTTACTTAAAAAAGATTGTATCGGACTTAAATGTGCTTGGTTTACCAAAGTACAAGGTTACGATATTAATACCGGTAAACAAATTGATGAATGGAATTGTGCGGTAAATTGGCTACCAATGTTACTGATTGAAAATTCTGGTCAGCAAAGAAGTACTGGTGCGGCAGTTGAAAGTTTTAGAAATGAAATGGTCAAGGCCAATGAAATAACTAAAGAAATCTTTATGAAATCGGCAGGAATTCAAATTGAACAATCAAAAACAATTCAAATTGAAAACGGAAATGACGGTAAATAAAAGATAAATAGGCAATAAAATAAGAAAAAAATGTCACTAACAGTTATAGAAGCCTTCAATTTAGATAATAATTCAGTTTATACTGTTAACAGTTTAGTTACTGGGAACACTATAAATGTGGGAACCACACTTTATCTAAATAATATAGCGGTTAGTAACACTAATAATACTTTCACGGTTAACTCTGCAATGACGGTTTCTGGTAATGTTTATGCGAATTTAATAGGCTATGTTGACGGCGGCTCATTTTAACACATAATTAAAGGAAATCTTAAATGGCAGGAGCATCAAATTCCAGTATTCTGATTAAGCGTTCGACAGGCACTGCCCGTCCAAGTTCGCTTAAATCAGGTGAGTTAGCATACTCATACTTATCAAATACAATCTTTATTGGTACATCTGACGGTACTAGCACCTTAAACGTAGGTGGTCAGTTTTACACATCACAGATTGATAATGCAACAGCAACAAATAATCCTAGTACGATTGTTAAACGAGATGCCGCAGGTAACTCATATTTCGGTAACGTTGTTGTTACAGGTACTATTACCGGTACTATTCAAGCGATTGCATCAGCCGCAAACACATTATATTATCCACAGAATTTTGGTATTTCTGGTGGAGATATGTTTGCATCGAACATATCGTTTAACGGATCAAACTCTGTAATTTTAAGTGCTTCACTTAACACAGTTCCAGGTCTAACTTCAGGATCAGTTGGTTCTGCAACATCTATTCCTGTTATTCAATATGGTGCGAACGGAAGAATTTTAAACGTTTCATCTGTAACAGTAAGTGCAAACTATCAGCCAGCTTTTGATTGGGCAAATGCCGCATATAATACTGCAAATAGCTCTGGTGCATTTGCAAATGCCGCATTTTTAAGAGCTAATGCCGCATATAGTCAAGCAAATACAGCAGAAACTGATGCTCAAACGGGTATCACAAACGCCGCTCAGGCATATACTGCCGCTTGTACTGCATTATCTACAGCACAAAGTGCAGGATCATTTGCTAACGGTGCCTTTGTCACCGCTAACTCAGCCGCATCATTTGCTAACGGTGCTTTCGTTGTTGCCAATTCTGCCGCAATATTTGCCAACGGTGCATTTGCATCTGCTAATTCTGTTCAGTTTACAATTACTGACGGAACACATTCAAATACATTCTATAGATCAGGTACGCTAACAGTTAATAGCGGCCAAGGTGTTACAGCAGTCGCATCAGCAAACGCTTTAACATTCAGTACAGATAACACAGTACTACGTTCTAATACAACAACAGGTATTGGTGCTGTACAAACAATTAGCACTGGTTTAACTGTCTCAGGTAATTTGACAGTTGGTAATATTATACCATCTACCGCATATATGTCTATCGGTACGTTTGCTAACCCAATTCAAGAATTGTATGTTTCATCAAATTCTTTGAACATTGGTGGTATTTCAATTAGCAATACCAGTGGAACTGTTGCTTTTGGTGGTGGTGTAACCGATTTAACAGTAGGTTCCGCATTTGGTCCTTTATCTAACGTTGCATCTACAGCAAACGTTGGTTACAACTTTGTTAATACTGGCGGTACAGTTAACGGTAACGTTAACATTGTTGGTAACTTAGTTGTTCGTGGTACTACAACTCAAGTTGATACTAACACAGAAACTACAACTGCAGGTACTATCGGTCTAGCCGCAAACAATACTGGTGACGTAATTGATATCGGTCTTTACGGTACATACGTAAGCGGTACTAACAAGTTGACTGGTTTGGTCAGAAGTCCAGGAACAAGTAACTACTATTTGTTTACTAATATTAATGCTACTGAGTTAAGTGGTAATACAATTCCTGTAGCAGATTTTACTGCATCTAACTCAGCAACATTATTTGCTAATCTTGTCTCTTATCAGTTGTCATCAAGTGGTCAAGGAACATTCGGTTCTGTTGTTTCAAATACTGCAATCGGTGTATCTTCTGGTGGTACTGGTGCCGCAACATTGTCAACAGGACAAATTCTACTTGGTAACGGAACAGGTGCAGTACAGTCTTTAGCTAACTCAGCTTTAGCCGCTGGACAATATGCAAATGCAAACACAATTGCCGTATTCACAACTGATGTTTATGGACGTGTTGTAGCAGTAACTAATACTGCAATATCCGAATTAACAGTACCTCAAGGCGGTACAGGCGCCGCATCATTCTCTGCTGGTCAAATTGTAATCGGAAACGGCTCTGGTGCTTTACAAGTTCTTGCTAATACAGGAACTGCTGGCACATACGGTAATGCTAATACGATTGCAGTTACAACAACAGATGCGTACGGACGTGTTTCAAGTGTAACAAATACAGCAATCTCAATTGCACCAACACAAATTAATAGTACAAACGGTACTGGTGCTGTTATACTTCAAAGTTCACCTATCTTCTTAGGTACAGTAACAGCCCCAACAATAAATGTAACTACATTAAACGTTACAACATTGAATGTAACCAACGTTAATTCAATTACAACAAACTCAATTAACATTGGTGCTCTTACATATGCCGCTTCTGGTGCATTTGTTGCTTTTGGTGCTAACTCAAACGGCTATCAACAAGTTGTAATTGAAAACGCAAACACCGGCACTCAAGCATCAGCAGACTTTGTTGTTTCAACCGGCATTTCAACTGACGGATCCTTCTACGGTGACTTCGGTATGAACGGTCAGAACTTTGCTGGTTCTGGTGCATTGAATACTGCTAATAACGTTTACTTGTATTCTGCAAACGTTGACTTAGCAATCGGTACTACAACAGCAAACGCAATTCACTTTGTAGTTAACAACGGTGCAACTGATGCCGCTACGATTGCCGCTAACGGGTTGTTCTCATTAGCGACTGCATTAGGTACAGCATATGGTGGTACTGGTAGTTCATCATTTACATTAGATGGTATCATTTATGGTAATGCTGGTGGTGCATTACAAGCAACAGCGGCTGCCGGTACTTCAGATCAGTTATATACTAATCAAGTTCTGACAGTCACTAACTCTGGTGTTCCAGTTTGGTCATCAGCAGTCGATGGAGGCACATTCTAAATAGTCTTGTTATTAATTTTTTATTAGGAGTTTGAAATGGATAATGAAAAGTACATGAATAGTTATGTTGAGGTTTTGAAAAATACACTAAATGAATATTTTTATGCTAATATAACTTTGCAAACAAATCAAAAGTTTATGGAGTCTGCTCTCAAAGAACAAGGAGAGCAGATTCAAAAATACATGGTAATGATTGCAAATTATGAAAAAGAAAATGAAGAGAAGAGTGCCAATGAAAGTGAGTTACTAAAACAATTAAAATCTGAAAATGAAAAACTAAAGTTTGACATATCAGATAAAGAAAATATTGTTTCGCAAAATCAATCAAAACTTGATAATGCTAAAATAGAATTGCGTGATGAAATTCAAAGATTAAAAAATCAAATTGAACATTTAAATCAAGTTAATTCTAATTTAGAATCTGTGCGAAATGAAAATGCAAATCTTAAAACTGAAATTGAAGTACTGAAACAAAATATTGCCTCTGCTCAATCTACTCAATTAGCTCCTAAACAAATTAACAAATCTTTTGTGAAAAAGGGACTTGTTCAAACTCAAGTAGAAGATGGCGGAAATTTCTAAGTAAATGGCAAATACAGTAATACGAGTTAAAAAATCAGGGATATCCGGCAACGTGCCGGGTTCACTAGCGTTAGGTGAGTTAGCAATTAACTACACCGATGGATTACTGTATTTTGCAAACGCTACAGGCATTACATCTTTTTCGGCTAATGCATCAATCATTGCAAATGCCGCTTTCGCACAAGCAAATGCCGCATATAATCAAGCTAATACTGGCGGTTCTTCAACAGATTCTTTTGCAAGAAATCAAGCTAACTTAGCATACAATCAAGCAAACGCATCATTTAATGTTGCGAATACTTCACTTGCAAATACTGGCTCATTGATAACAGTCAATGGTGCTTCTCAAATTTTTATATCAAATACTTTATCTAGTATATTTACTCCTGCGTTAAATGCTTTGAACGTTGCAGGCGGAATATATGCAACTCAAATTTCGGCAACAGAATTTTATGCAACAAATAAAAATGGGCAAGCATCTTTTATTATTAATGGGCCGGCATCCGAATATGGAATTATTGGTAATTATGCTACAGGACAACCGTCTTCTCAAACTTTTGCATTAGGTACATCAACAAGTTTACCTAGTGTTGGTGGTGGTCAAATAGCATTAACTTGGTCTAATACCGGGTTAATTCAAATTGCTAATACATTAAATGTTGGTTCTGTGACAGTTGCAAATACAACTGCATCAACATCAAATACAACAGGTGCAGTAGTTATATCAGGCGGTCTTGGTGTTGCTGGTAATGTGTATGCAAACGGAATTTATACAAGCGGATTATTCTATGCCGCTAACGGTAATCCAATATCAACAGGAGGTGGTGGTACAAGTCTAGCATATACAGCCGCAACGACACCACCAGCATCAGGAAATAATAAAGGCGACCAATGGTACAATACAACAACTAATGTATTGTATGAATGGGCTACTGATGGCACAAGCTACTTTTGGATAGACACAAGTTCACCTACAGTTTCAAATACCTCAAACATTGCTATAAACATTACAGGTAATATTAATGTTGGCATAGTCTTTGCTAATACAGTTATTGCAAATGTTAATTCTACAATTATATATTCAAATACTATTAGTGTAACAGGCAATGTTAATGCTAACATTATTTTTGCTAATACTGTAACAGCAAATCATATAGGTAACGGCAGTCAATTAACAGGTTTAACCGCAAGTCAAATATCTGGTTTGTATTCAAATACGAATCTTTCAAGCTATCTATCATCAACCAACATTGCAACATCAGCTATTACAAATACTGGCAATCTTATAACTGGTAATTTAACAGTCACAGGTTCTGCTAATTTTGTAACGAATTCTAATTCGGCACTTGCAATGACGATTAACAATCTTGCCGAAACAGTAAATCTTCAAACGACTGTTGGTCAGACTCTTGTAAACTTTTATGTTGCACAGCAGTCTATCATGTTAAACACAACACCAGCAACTGCAAATATGACTTTAAATATTACTGGTCATCCTAGCGGTGCTACATTAAATACACTTTTAGGTGTTGGTCAATCAATAACAGTTGCATATGGTTTTACGAATGGTGCTACAACGGGTTACTATATAAGTCAATTACAAATTGATGGTACTAATATAACACCAAAATACACTGGTGGCAATTCTCAAACAGGCGGAGATCCTAGTGCGGTTGATATGTACACATGGACAATTATTAAAACCGCATCAACACCAACATATAATGTGTTTGCATCGAACACAAAATATGCTTAATTTTTAAAAATAAATAGACTATAAGGAGAAATTGAAATGAGTCATTTTGCACAAATACATCCAGCGAACAATGTCGTTCATCGAGTTCTTGTTATAGAACAAGATATGGTTGACACTGGTTTATTTGGTGAACCCAATACATTTATTCAAACTTCATATAATACAAGAAATGGTATTCACTATGATCCGGTAACACAACAACCTGATGGTGGTTTGGCGTTAAGATATCGTTATGCTGGTATTGGTATGGTTTATGATTCCGGTAATGATGTTTTTGCGTTGGCTAAACCAACAGGTATGGACAGTTGGGTTTACTCAAGCAATACATGGTCTTGGCATCCACCAACAGAAATGCCTACAGATGCAGTTTTCCCAAGTTATTATGATTGGAATGAAGCAAACACATCTTGGGTTTTAATAACGGTGACTGAATGACAACTCAAAATTCAGATGTGGTCGTTGTGACAACGACTTCAACAAAAAATACAATTGACGACTCAATCGTTACAAATGTATCAATGCACATAGCAACTACAAATACAATTAACGACTCAACCGTTATAACAAAATATCAATGGGATCAACCTAATTCAACTTGGGTTCTAATAACAACAGAATAATAAATGGCATTTCCAACCTCACCTACAGACGGGCAGTTAGCCACACTTAATGGTATTACGTATCAATACAGTAGTGCCACAACATCGTGGGCGAGGGTTGCTCAAAGTATTAGAATTACCTACACCGCAGGAACTACACCACCTTCAAATCCTCTTCAAGGTGACCAGTGGTATAATAACACAAATGATGTGTTATATGAGTATACGAACGATACAGTTTCATCTTATTGGTTAGATATATCATCTTCTGCGTTAGTTTCAAGTTCTGCTTTAAATGTTTATTTGGCAAACGTTTCAAACAACGTAGGTAATACGGCCAATAGTCTTATACTTACTCAAGAAACCTTATCAGTTGCAAATGTTTTGGCTGCTGGTGGTTTTGCAAACACATCAAATTTAGCATATGCTCAATCAAATATTGCTTTTTCTCAAGCAAACAATTCATATGGTCAAGCCAACGTAGCATTTACACAAGCAAACAATTCATATGGTCAAGCCAACATAGCATTTACACAAGCAAATTTAGCTTATAATGCCGCAAATTCAACTTTAGGTATACCGCAAAATGCACAAGCAGGTGCATACACTCTACAGTTGAGCGACCAAGGTAAACACATTTACAGTACAACATCATCAAACGTTGCCTTTATATTACCAAATAATGGTACTGTTTCTTGGCCAATAGGCACATCCATCTTAATTGTTTTAAATGCCGCATCACCAACAACAATTAATTTACAGCCCGCAACAGGTGTAACAATGTATCTTGCTGGAAACTCAGCCGCTCCAACCAAAGCATATGCTAATATAGCCGCTTATGGTGTTGCATCTCTACTTAACGTTAGTGCAAATTTATGGTACATTAATGGTGCAGGAGTGACCTAATGAGCGGAATGGCTATTATGGGCGCTTCAAACTTAACCCAATCTGCTAAGATTGTGGCTCCTACAACATATACTATCAACTACGTAGCAGTTGGTGGGGGCGGTGGAGGTGGTTCTTGTTTAGGCGGTGGTGGTGCAGGCGGTGTTTACAGATCAGGATCAACAACTGTAACCATTGGTACTCCATATACAGTTACAGTTGGTGGTGGTGGCGCACCTACTTCTCCAGGAGGTACAAGCTCTATTTCAGGAACACCAGCATCAGCATCAGGAGGATGCGCTGGATTGGCTGCTCCCACTCGTAATGGTGGTTCTAATCCAGATTATTCGGGAGGTGCGGGTACGCCGTCGACGCCTTATCATTTTTCCATGGGTGGTGGGGGTGCTGGTGCAGGTGGAGCTGGTGGTGCCGCATATCTTACTCCTCCTACTAATACCAATTACAAACTTGGTG